GCAACATAGCCGCTTAAGCCCAGCGTCCAGCCAACAATCGCGCCGCTGATCGCCATCCCCAGCTTGAGTACGGCGAGGAAGGTGGAGAAGATCACGCCGTCCATGCGTTTGCCCTGTTTCCATTCGCCGTAATCGGCGACGTCCGCCATCATTACCCACATCAGCGTGGTGGTGGCCTGGTAAAGGGTGGAGACGATAAACGTCATGGGCACCAGAATAAGCACCGACTTAGGCGCAAAGAACAGGGCGATGCTGAGCCCCCCCGCCAGTACGGAACAGTATCCAAACATCTGCACTTTGCTGACGTTCTGCGTCAGACGTTTGGCCAGCGCGCTGCCTGCGGCTTTCCCGAGAATATGCGCCCCGAGCATCCACATAAAATAGCTTGCGCTACCGAGATAATAAGTGACGAAATACATCATTGCGCCAAGGCGAATAACGCCAAAACCAATGTTGGTTAATACCAGGACGGCGACAACCCGCCATTGGTCGTTTCGTAATAAATCCCGCAGTTCCGCAAGATAATTATTGTGGGTGGCGGGAGCCTTAATACGTTCACGCGTATTCGCGAAGCAGATCCAGAACATGATGACCGCGACGGTCGCCATAATGGCCATCGCCCAGCGGTAGCCCAGTAATTTATCGTCGCCGCCTAAAAACTCTGCCAGCGGCATCATAAAGAATGTCGACAGCGCGCCACCCAGCGTGGCCAGGAAAAAGCGATAAGACTGGAGAGAAATTCGCGCATCGTTATCTGGCGTAATCACCGCACCCATGGAGCAATAGGGAATATTGATCGCGGTATACATCAGCATCATCAGGGTATAGCTGACGGTGGCGAAAATCATTTTACCGTGCAGATCGAGCGACGCCGGTACGGCGTAGGTGAGCAGACAGCTTGCGCCAAAGGGCAGCGCCAGCCACAACATCCACGGACGGAATTTGCCCCAGCGGGTGCGCGTCCTGTCTGCGATATAGCCCATTGCCGGATCTATGATGGCATCGGCGGTTCTCGCCAGAAGAAACATGGTGCCCACGAAGGCGGCAGGAAGCCCCACCACGTCCGTATAGTAAAACGTCAGAAAAATAATGACGTTATCCAGCCCAATATGGCTGGCCATATCGCCTAACCCATAACTGATTTTTTCTTTACGGGTAATTATCTCGGTCATTGTCATCACCTTGCCAGTGTAAGGTTTATTTATGCGGTGCTCCGTTTAACAGGGTTAACTACGATGAAAAGGTTCACAATTGCGAGATCTGGCATTGGGGTTACGTAAATTTCTTTTCGTGATACCGGTAACAAATAAAATATTTAAACAGTGACTTTACGCGGTGGAGGATAGTTAACAGCGAATCGTTTCAGCGAAAAAAACGTCATTTCGCGGACGCGCCATTGTCATTTCATTGTCATTGTACGGGGGTAAAAAAGAGGGAAATGGGCAAAGCAGAGGGCATCATGAACGATCCTATGTTTGTCGAAACGCTGATTATCGCCTCGTCGTTTTTTATCATCGCGATTATTTTGATTGCTTCCGTGCTGCTGCTGGAAAACGGCTGACCGTGAGCCAGCCGCTGTATTTATTGTTTACGGAACGGCACCAGTTCAGGACGGGCGATACGCAGATAGTCCTGGGTATCCATAATCACCGACTTTTCCAGCAGGCCAGCGTTAAACGCGATCTCGTCGAAACGCTCAAACAGCAGCGGATCGGCGACCAGCGTCAGATCCGGATGAAAGCTGAAGGGAGGAATGGCGCCAAAAACGCAGCCGGTAAGGGCATCCACTTCAGCCGGGCTGGCGAGAGAGGCCTTTAGCGCACCGAAATGGCTCGCCAGCAGGCTCAAATCGGCCTGACGATCGGCGGCGAGAATTGCCAGAACATGTTTCTTAACGCCGTTGCCTTTTACCTTGCAGACCAGCGCTTTTGCACCCTGTCGGAGATCGGTCCCGCGAATTTCACTGACCGCTTCGCATTTCCCAACGGCCTCATGCGCCACCACGCGAAAGCGCGCCCCTTGCTCGGTTAATAAGCTGATTAGCTGCTGATGGGTCGTCGTCCCGGTCACGTCATCAGACATAACGATTTCACCTGTGATTTGCCAATACGTAGCCTGCTACATTAGCACGGGATGGGGAGGGCTAAAAGAAAACAGCCAGCGGGCGCGCTGGCTGTTGGGTTATGCGTTGCTGGTGGACGACTGTTTCTGGAGTAATTCGCTAAAATGTAAGCGCCTGAATTCAAACAATATAAATCCTTCCCCAAAACATCCCCAAAATATTTCCCCAAAACTCCCTTACTGAATCACAACTTTTTTCCATTCTAGACCACGGTCATCTCCATACATTACGCTCATTGCTTCTGTTTTATGCCCTAAAAGAGTTTTGACATCTATACCCTGAGCTTTGTATGTTCTTGATGAAAGCGAGCGCTGTTCATGAAACGGCGGGAGGGCAGTGCAATCCTTAGGCCAGGTAATATTTGCTTTATCTCTTGCCTCCTTAAAATATCTTGATATTGTTTTTTCGGGAACGTGAGATCCCGCTTTACCGTAGGCGTGATGTTTAACATGGTGGATCAGATAAGGACTCACTACTCTATCGCGACACTTACTAATAACATCTGCCAGAGTCAATCCGATTGCATCGCACCTTAAATTCAAAGGGATAGCTAACTTCATTCCGGTTTTATTTTGGGTAACATGAAGGTGATTATCCCAAATGTCACTAAACTTCATCTCGACTATGTCACCTATCCTTTGCCCGGTTACTAAAGCTAAAAGCATAGAATTTTGAGCGCAAGGCGGCAAAGAGCCTGCGCTTTCAAAAATCAACTTCCATTGTTCAATGCTAAGTCTGCTTCGTTTCACTTTGGCTATCGGATTTTTTACAGCCAAAGCTGGGTTGTAGCCAGGATCAACCTCGCCAGCATGCTGCGCCTCTTTAAACACGTCGTTTAGCACGCTTCTTATCAGTTGGCCCATTCTGTGCTTTCCCTCTGCCTTATACTCATCAATAATTTTTGCAATGAGTCTGGTATCAACGTCCTTCAGACGAAGGTTAGGAACTCTGTCTGCGAGAATTTGAGAACATAATCGTCTTGATTTTACAGTAGGTTTTTTTATCTCACCGTCACGCAACCTTTCCATCTGAATTTCGTTGTATTTTTTTATCCAATCTGAAACTCGTATACCTTGATCCTTTTTACCTGAGTTCTTCATTGCCATATCAATCAGAGCATAAGATTGCTGGGTTTCTTGTTCTGCGGTTATACGGTTCATCTCGATTGCAGCAGCTTTTGCCGCTTCATCATCTGTTCCGAATCCAATAAACGAACCTGTTACAGGGTGGCGATATTGCCAATAAATTTTTGAAGTACGCTTATCTAACTTACAGTAAAGGTTGGGTATTTTGACATTATGTTTTCTGGGGCGAGCTGCCATTTATTGCTTTCTCCACTAACTGGCGGGCCTTGTCTGATAATGATGACGAAATATCAACACTGCCAACCATGCCAACAAAACGAGCATCTTCATCTATAACCCAGCGTCGACCTTGCTTTAAAGCTGGCGGATAAGTCTGTTTGGTCTTTGCTATTTTGTTTAATGCTGAGTTGCTTAATGGATATTTGAATCCATTAGGACCAGATGCCCACTCATGAAGTGTTACTAACTGCCCCATGCGTTTCTCTCCACTTTACCGGCTGCACCCGGCTATCTTTTATAGAAAATGCATGATGAGCACCCACCACGGAGGCCATCATTGCAGGTACGACATCTTTTCGTTTCGTTGTTATAAAGCTGGTTGGCCATCTCCGTTGAAATAATTACTGGCATCGGCACGCGGATGACCAGCCTGCGGAGTTCGGCTATTTCGTCGGCCTGCTCCATGACTCTGGCGTACAGATCCGAGGCTTCACCTTTCCACCATGCCACGTCCGCTTTAAGGCGGCGCAGGCGCCGCTGTTTGAGTTTACTGGCCATCTTCATCAAACTCTCTTCCGAGATATGAAAGGGAGATAATTGCTTTTGGTTTAAAGTCTTCGCCAGTTACTAACTCCTTTAGCTTATTCAAATCTGACTGGGATTTGATACGGAAAGTAAGCTGCGCGATTCCTGCTAACTGTGCGTTTCCTTCTACGGCGCAGTAGTGGTAAATGTATCTGTTTTCCATCACTTCACCTCCTGCTGCGGCGCTGCTGGCAGTGGCATCCAGTGGGTGACGTACTGAATGTCATCGAAGAAATCCCCGTCATCCCAATTCATGCTTTGGTTAAGAGCTGCAACATATCTGCTACCATCTTCCGTGCAAACCAGAACCTCAACAAACTGCTCCGGCATCCGCTCACTGCAAGCCACCCAACCATCCGGAACCATCGGAGAGTTGCCCGCCTCATACGCAACGCGCAACCAGTGGAAAAATATCTCCGTCATTACGCATCCACATTCGACGTCAATGGTGCCTGTATGCTGCGAAAGCCACTGCTCGAATGGCAACTTGTAAGCCGTCGTTACAGGTTCGGCACCCTGAAGCATGGCGGCATCAATTGCCTGCTGAATTATCATCACTTCAGCAAAGCTCAATATACTGCCTGTTTTTAAATTTTCGCGGACTATCTTCATTGCTTCGATATTCATGATTTACCTCCCTGAAGCATGGCGGCGCGGCAGGCGTTCAAATCACCGTAAATCTGACCGATGAGATTAAACCCCTTCATTGGCCAGTCAGCAGGAGAATAGGCAACTGAGCCATCGTCGGACACGAACAAAAACCCAACAGGCTTCAAATCAGGCACAGATACCGGCGCTGGAGGGGCGGCGCGATACAGAAGCACATCACCCATCTCTGTTCTGGATGCTGGCCATACGTCTGCATCGGAGCCAGATTTGAGATAATCAAGATTGGACTGGTCGATGACGCACACAGCCTCCGCTTCGAGCGATGCCAGCGCGATACGCGCCAGCTCGTTCAGGATTGCCACATCAGCGTGACCGAGGGTGTAACCAGCTTTCAAATCGGCAACTGCTTGGACGGCATGTTTGTCGATGTTGCTCATTGGGCGGATCCTTCTGTGCGATACATCATGATTGTCAGATCGCCTTTAGTCGCCAGGCGCACCGTTGTTCCTGGTTCGATGCTGGACAGGTCAAACGCATCGTAAAATTCGTTTACTGCCTTCTGTCTACGAGATAGCTTTCTACGCTTATCCCACTGCTTAAGCGCAATGGAGATAAACCACTGGCCCGTTTTGAACATGATGAATAACCACCCCATCAGAGCGAGGCCAGTGTTTAGAATGTCCAGAAAGCTCATGACTGCACTCCTTTGCGAAGCTGGGCGGCGAACTCGCAGATTGTCGCGCATCCTTCCTCGGGATAATCGGCTGTTGCGATGTGCAGACCATGCACCTTCTTCCCATCGCCGTAATCGACTTCCCCGACAAACAACGTGCCATCAGTGAATTCACCAAATTTATGGTCGCCGTCTCCGCAGTGGAAACAAATCCCCTCCATAGCTTCGGATGACAGGTGCATTTCCTGCGGAACAAGCACGTAACCTTCAGGAATAGCACTGGCCCGCACTTCAGCCAGGAAAGCGTCGGTTGCTGGGGTTTCCATAGAACGATAAAGCGCAACGATATCGTCAGTTTCGCTCGGCTCTTCATGAGAGCAATTCGGGCACACAGCAACACAATTAGCATGCTGCTCGATTAGTTCCTTCAGTCCCGCATTCTCCGCAGCCAGCGCCGCGCACTTGGCTTCAAGTTCTTCATAATTTAGTTTCATGCTGGTGCTCCTGAACGTTGTGAAGCTATGGCTTTATGCTCGTCGATAATTTCCATGGCTTCTGCATGCGCCAACCCTTCGAGAGAGATGATGCCCGTGTCACTTATCCCGGCCAGGCTTATCAACTCAACAAGGCGGCGCGCTTTCTTAACGCTAATCTCCGGCGCTATAACGCTGCGGGTGACTTTCTTTTTCCCCCTGGCGGCAGCAGAAGCTTTATCCTTCTGAAGAACCTCACCGGCCTTTTCGCCAAACTCTTTTACTCGGTCAACGGCCACATCTACAGACACGGTCCCGGACTTAACTTCTTTCTGAACGTCGTGATTGGCTGTGCTAAGAAGCAGAAGCTTTTCGACAGTAGGGACAGACTTGTTGACCAGTTTTGCTATCTCGCTGGTGGTCTGGTTGAAGGCGTTATGAAGCTCCTGAATAACAGCTGCCTGTTCCATATCGGATAGCGGGAGCTGGTTATTACTGGTCATGATGCGGGCCAGGCGCTGAACATCGTTACCGTTGAACGGCATGATATGGATGCGGTCTACTGGCTTACCAGCTTCTGCACAGCGCGCATAGCAGCGACGCCGACGGTGGCCTTCAACAACCCACACTCCACCTTCATCGCGGGCGATAACTTCCAGTGGAGGAACAGAACCACCGTTCATCAGGTAGTTGAAGAGGTCATCATCTGCCTGGCGGGTACGTTCATCATCTTCGCGTTTGTTGAAACCTTCCCGCACATGGATTTGGTCAAGGCTGATAAACATCCCGGTATCGGTACGTTTGATGGTGCCGTCACGTGTCATTTGCTTGAATGAGTTAGCCATCAGAGAGCCACCTCGTTATTTGGGGAAATGACGATGGGTGACAGCTCACGCAATTCTCGCTGGGCTTCCAGTAAATGAATATTGGTTCTGGTCTTCGTGTGCCGTTCAACAATGCGGTCACACTCTTTGGCCCAGCTTGCGACATCTTCACGGAGAGTAGCGTTCTGAACAGCCAGTTCCTTACGCTGCGCCATCGCTTCGCAAAGCGCGACGCTGGTAATATCCAGGCGGTTAGCCAGTTCGGTCATAATGCCGCGATAAGCTGGCGGAAGGAGAGGGGCGGCCTTACGCGCTGCGTCGATCAGCTGCTCCCGGGTCATGCGTGGTTGTAATTCTGTGACGTTCTGTGTGTTCGTCATGGATAGTTTCTCCGTGTTATACGCGCTCTGCACAGCGCTGAATTTTGGTTGCACGAATCCCTCGCCGACTGGCGACAAAAAATAATGGGGTTTCGTTTTAATAAGCACCCAACCAGGGCACTTAGTGAAACGGGCGGCTGCCACCGCCAGTTAGCTTCTCCACAATTGAGAGCGCGTTCTCATGAGTTGATTTAACGACTACGGCCTCTCAAGTTGAACGCTGAACGCGCTTTCAGTTGTGTAAAAGGGGCGGTCGACATTAAGGACATTCAAAACTGCCGACCGCCAAGACTACACACAGCAATCAAAACTTTGCCTGTCTTTTCACCACATCAGGCTCGGTGGTATTCTTGGAGTTCTCACACAACCAAGAAGGAAATTAAAATGAGCCTAACTCCAATTGATATGGTCACTCTCGCCCGAAGGATTGAGGCGCTTGAGAGCGCATTTACTGTGGCTCTTCACTCAATTTCAACAGCATTACCATCAGTCAAATCAGATGTTGTAGAGAACCTGAATCGACACGCTCAGTCCTATGAGGGTAAAGATTCTTACATTGTCTCTACAAGTCGAGCCCTTGTTCAGAGAATTGAAAGCTTGAACCCTACAGTTAAAGGCTGATTTTTGTAATCTCTCCGCCCTGAATAGGGGCGGATTCAATCATCGCGCGCTCTTCAAGTGCCGAAATCGAAGCCAGGTTAGCAAATACACTAACGCACTGAACAACGCAGTCAGCGCAAATGGCCGCCTCGTCTTTTCCACCTTTAGCAATAATCCGTTTTGCCTGCTGTTCTGTAACTCCGCAGAAAGAGCACTTGTAGATACTGTTAACGCTCATTTATGTTCACCACCACAATGTTCGCTGCTGATGAATAAAATCTAACTTAACTTAGTTTTTAGGTCAAGGGTAAACACCAAACTTTTCTTAGTTTAGTGTTTTGAGGAGTTAGGGAACTTAGATTTCGTACTGAACGCCTTTGACAACGCCAATAATAAGGCAGTTACCGTTGATCGGTATGTTGGGGTAGCGAGGATTTAGTGGGACTAAAAATTTTTGTGGGCCATCAATGACAAGTTTTTTAACAGTCGCTTCGTTAGTGCCATCAATACGCGCAACAACAATCTTCCCATGAAGGGGTTCGACATCTGGATCAACAATAACGGTAGCCCCTTCAGGTATTGTTGGGAGGCCATTTGGATTGGTCATTGAATCCCCTTTGACCTCTAATGCGAACGAGCTATCTCCAATGCGAAGTGATGTCTCAACCCATTTATCGACATCGCTGAACAAATCAGCAGTTTTACATTCCGTAAACTGCCCAGCCTGAACCCAAGAAATCACTGGCACACGCCGCATTTTAGTTATGAGGGCACCTTCAAATTCGGTGCCGTAAAGAATGTAATCTATTGATGTATTGAAAAATTTCGCCAGCTTAACCAGCGATTCACCGTTTGGGATATTCACATCCTTTTCCCAATAACCGACCGCTACGTCACTAACACCGCAGAATTTACCCAGTTCTTTTTGAGAAGTTCTTGTAACCCTACGTAGGGCCTTAATGCGCTGACCAACCGTTTCCATGAAAGCACCAAATTTAAAAAAGACTAAGCAATCTTAGTTTTTATTGACCAAAGTTAGATTGGTTATTAATATCTAATCAAACTTAGCTAAGGAGGCTTCATGACAACCGACGAGATTGAACAACATTTCGGCAGCACTGAAAAAGTTGCCGAATTTTTTGGCATCACTAGTGAGGCCGTTTACCAGTGGCGTAACCGCCCAGGACGCTTAATCCCAAAAGGACGAGCTGCTGAAGCTGCGTATCGAACTGCTGGTGAACTGGAATTCAACCCAGAACGTTATGGCAAGAATACATCGCCAAGCGATCAGAAATAACCACAGAGATAAGGGGTTAACCGTGGGTATAGAACCTGAATGGAAAGTTGAGAAGCAGCCCGCCTGGCTAGTGGCCGCAATCAGGAAGACGATTGCCGCGTTGCCAGGAGGATACGCTGAAGCGGCGGAAATTCTGGACGAAACCCAGAATTCACTCTTTAACCGCCTTCGTGCTGGTGGCGACCAGATCTTTCCGATGGGCTGGGCAATGGTGCTTCAGAGCGCCGCTGGCGTAAGTTACATCGCTGACGCGTTCTCACGTGAAACCGATAACGGAATTCACGTTCCCGGCGCCGTGCCTGATGATGAAAACGAAGAGATTGGCCTGAAGCTGGCCGAGCTGGTGGGGAGGCTTGGTGAGCTGGTCAACGCTTACCGTCATTACATTGAAGATGGTGTAGTTGACCGGAGCGAGTGGCAAAGTCTTAACGATATCGCATATCAGTTCAGGGTCACTCTCATGACGTTCCTGAACCTTATTTCCCGTGTTTATTGCCTTCCAGAAATGGGTGAGGCCCGCGAGTGTGCAGCTCCGGGCCCCTTGGCGTGTCGTATCAGTGGAGAAACTAACGCATGAACAGTGTAACGGTAAACAACCGTCTCCCGCAACTACGTGGTATTCCCGTTGTTGGAACCTCGTCGTTTCGGTATGAGCGGATGGTATCAGGTCGCTGGGTTCCATGTAACCACAGCAGGGCTATGGCGATTGTGGGTGTCTGGAGTCGAAAGGGGAGAGCGCTATGCGAGAACTTAACCGGCGTTTCAGAGATCACTATGGCGTCCCGGTGCGGGTCATCAGATGGGAGCCCGAGACCCGACGCGTTATATACCTCCGCGAAGGGTACGATCATGAGTGCTTCAGCCCTCTTGAGCAATTCCAGCGTAAATTTACAGAGTTAAAGGACGACCATGAGCCTGTTAATGCCATCCCGCCCGATAGTGATTAACCCTGACCTTGCGTACAGCATTGGGCTGAACGAGGCCATTGCTTTGCAGCAGGTTAATTACTGGCTGAAAGAAACCACCTCCGGACTGGAGCGTGACGGCGTGCGCTGGATTTACAACACCAATGAGCAGTGGCTGGAGCAGTTCCCGTTCTGGTCTGAATCCACCCTGAAGCGCACATTCACCCGCCTGAAAAACCTTGGCGTACTCAAAGTGGAGCAGTTGAACAAGTCTCAGCGCGACATGACGAACTATTACACGATCAACTACGAAAGTGAGCTTTTAGATGAGGTCAAAGTGACCAGATCGAAGAGTTCAAAATGCACTCTTCCATCAGGTCAAAATGAACCGATGGAAGAGGTCAAAGTGGAACGTTCCATCGGGTCAAAACGAACCGCTCTCATCAGGTCAAATTGCACTGATGTTCTTACAGAGAATACAACAGAGAATACTACAGATATTAAAAACCCTATTTGTCCGGTTGCGGCGCAACCAGACGGTGATGTGTTGATCACCGATCAGGCTAAACAGGTTTTAACCCATCTGAACCAAGTGACCAGTTCGCGTTATCAGGTTTCAACAACCTCGCTGCAAAACATTCGCGCCCGAATCGGGGAGGGCTTCACCGTTGAAGAGCTGTCGCTGGTGGTGGACTACTGCAACGCCAAGTGGAGCGACGATTTAACAATGGCGGCCTACCTGCGCCCACAAACGCTTTTCCAGCCAACCAAGTTTCCAGGCTACCTGAAATCAGCGAACAGCTGGGCGAATGCCGGAAGGCCAGCGCGTGTTAACGGGAAGTGGGAGCGTGAGGATGGAATCTTCAAATCCAGCTTCCAGAATACCGACTACAGCAAAGTCCCGGCGGGCTTCAGAGGAGCGAACTCATGAGCCTTCTGAAAGATATTCAAATATTCATCGCTGATAATCCTGGTTTAACGAACAAACAGATCGCAGCTTCAATGACTCAATACGACGTTCACGCTGTTCAGCGCGGTGTATGCCATCTGGTCAAACTGAATCGCGCAACCCGCCAGCATAACGGCAAGTGCTACCAGTATTTTGCCAAAGCACCGGGTGGGGAGGTTGGCGAGGGGCGTTCTGCACTGAAAATCAACCGGGCTGATAAACCAGCTGTACCAGAACAGGAAGAAGCTCTGAATCCGGCTGTGACCACAATGATGGATAAGGCTCAAGGCCTGTTTGAAAAAGGGCTCTACCAGCGTGCGGCCACAGTACTGATGGATGCCTTCAATCGCTCTAAGAACGAAGAGCAGCGGATGAAGATACTGATTGAGCGTCAGCGTTGCCTGAGCATGGCGCCGAAAGTGAAAGCGCCCTCTGATGCATGGTGTCTGGCTGGCCGAGCGAGGAATGTCTGATGATCCACTACCACGGAGGACCAATCACACCGGACACATGCGCGCTGAAGGCATGGAAAGGCAGGCACGCTTTCATCTCCTTCGCTAACCCCGGCCAAATAGCCCTGGCCAGTGAAGTCACCCAGTCTTTCGCGCTGGATAACGGCGCATTCAGTTTCTGGACAAAGAATCGTGTTGTTGACTGGAGCGAGTATTACCGCTTCGTTGAGCGCTGGGGTAACCATCCTCGTTTCGGGTTCGCTGTTATTCCAGACGTTATCGGCGGTACCAGCGAAGAGAATGACGCTCTTATTGCTGAATGGCCTCACGGGAAAGTCGTAGGAGCGCCGGTGTATCACTTTAACGAGCCAGACGAGCGCTTTATTCGTTTGTGTCATGAGTTCCCGCGCGTTTGTATCGGCAGCATGGGCGAATATGACGCCAAGCGACCAAGAGCGTGCCGGGCGAAACTGCGCGACCTGATACGTCACGTAGTCGATAAAAACGGCTATCCAATTACGAAGCTTCACGGTCTACGCATGCTGAATAAAGAGATCTTCTCCCACGTTCCGCTCTCGTCAGCTGACAGTACAAACGTAGCTCGCAATATCGGTATAGACAAAGTGTGGAATGGTTCTCCATACGCGCCTGCCAGCAAAGAGACACGCGCCGCAGTGCTGGTAGAACGCATTGAATCATTTAACTCCGCAAGTTCGTTGAATTACGACGCAGAACGCGATCGGTTCACGCCACAACTTGCTTTTGAGGTGTAACGCGATGACCGGGAAATACTCACTCATTTATGCCGACCCAGCCTGGGAATACGGGAACACCATCAGCAACGGCGCTGCAACCAACCATTACGGCACGATGAAGCTTATCGACATAAAGCGCTTGCCGGTTTGGGACCTGGCTGCCGATGATGCAGTTCTGGCTATGTGGTTCACCGGTACGCACACCCGAGAAGCTATCGAGCTGGCTGAAGCGTGGGGCTTTAA